TATTCACTTGTGGCAGCTTTGGCCAATTCAGGGCTGGGGTACATCTTTGAGGATAATCAAGGCCGCATTTGTTACGCCGACAGCACACATCGCAACACTTATTTGACCACTTACGGATACACAAGTGTTTCAGGCAATACGGCATTAGCATCCGGCATCAAGACTTCATTGAAATCAGGCGACATCCGCAATGCGGTCACAATTCAATACAAAAACAATCAGCAAGTATCTGCACAGGATGATGCATCGATTGCGCTTTTCGGCTATCAGGCGCAGTCAATTCAGACATCGCTGGAAAATGGCGCAGACGCATCAGATCAAGCTGATTTCTATTTGGCCATTCGAGCCAATCCTGAGCCACAATTCCGGTCAATCACATTTCCATTGGGCAATCCTGAAATCGATGACAGCGATCGTGATGCGTTGCTCAATGTGTTCATGGGCTTGCCGATCGACATCACTGATCTGCCTGCCAATATCGGCAATGGACGCTTTCAAGGTTTTGTTGAAGGTTGGACATTCAGCGCGTCATATAACGGGCTGGCATTGACATTGACTGTCTCACCTACGGCGTACAGCTTGCAAGCTGCTCGATGGAACACAGTGAGTGTTGCCGAGACTTGGAATTCCCTATCAAATACACTTGACTGGAATGAAGCCACAATAGTGGCATAAAGGAGACAAAATGGCTACAAGTCCATTATTCGGCTGGGAAGAGCCCGACGACACAGATTTGGTCAAAGATGGTGCGGCGGCAATTCGTACTTTAGGCAATGCCATTGACACATCGATGGGCGATCTTTTGGGCGGTACTACTGGTCAGGTGCTGTCAAAGGCGTCAAATGCCAATATGGATTTTACTTGGGTCACATCCGATGATGCCAATGCAATCCAAAATGCAATCGTCGATGCTAAGGGCGATTTGATCGCTGCCACAGCTGCAGACACACCGGCACGCCTAGCAGTCGGCACAAATGGTCAAGTATTGACGGCTGATTCAACAGCCTCAACAGGATTGAAATGGGCAACGCCAGCTGCCGGCAAAATTTTGCAAGTAGTTTCAACGGCAAAAACTGACACCTTTACCACGACAAGCACAAGTCTTGTGGACATCACAGGCTTGTCGGTCACAATCACACCAAGCTCAGCATCGAGCACAATTTTGGTCATGTGTAGTGTGCAATACTCACTTGAGCATGGCAATGGACAGCAATACCTGCAACTTGTAAGAGGATCAACGGCAATCGCACAGGGCGATGCTGCCTCAAATAGAACGCGCACCACTGCACAAGGCGCACCGGTGGCAGGCTACGCAATGACAAATTACGCGTTAGATTTCATCGATAGTCCTGCAACAACTAGCGCGACAACTTACAAAATACAGACAAGAATCACCGGATCGACGGGATGTATCAACCGAACATTTGCCGATGTTGATTCATCAGTATATCCACGCGGCATTTCGACTATTACAGTTATGGAGCTAGGCGCATGACAATCGACTACACTCAAATTCTGGCACGCAAATATCCAGACGCTGAATGGATTATCAACGGCGACGAATATGCTGGCCTTGTATGGCTATCAGATACATCCAAGCCAACAAAGGCAACTTTGGATGGTCTTTGGAATGAAGTCAAAGCAATGATCGAATCTGAGCAAGAATCAAGGATTGCGCTCAAAGCGTCGGCAGTCGCCAAGCTTTCAGCTCTTGGTCTGACAGATGATGAAGTGAAAGCAATCATCGGATGAGTTATCCAAAGGCTACAGCTGCACATGCAATCGAGATTGCTAAAAGCGAAATTGGCTATGTGGAGACACCGGACAACATCACCAAATTTGGCGAATTCACAAAGGCCAATGGATTGCCGTGGTGCGGATCATTCTGCAATTGGGTGCTGGCACAAGCTGGCGTCAAGGTGCATTCAGTCGTGAGCACAGCCGTCGGAGCGCACAAATTCAAGGAGATTGGCCGCTGGCATGAAGTGCCTGCAATCGGCGATCTTGCATTTATGGATTTTCCACATGACGGCATCGATCGCATCAGCCACATCGGCATCGTCGTCGGCATCGATGGCAAGACAGTGACAACCATTGAAGGCAACACATCCGGCACTGGCGATCAGCGCAATGGCGGAATGGTCATGGTCAAGCAGCGCACGATTGGCAAAGAAGTCGTCGGCTTTGGCCGTCCGAAATATGTGCCTTACAAGGGCGAATTTCCAAAGGTAGAAATGCCATCACCAACAAAGGCCGAAAAGCCAAAGAAGGAGAAAAAATGGAGCAAATGAAAGCAGTCGCGGCAAGCTGGGCGAGATCATTTCTTGCAGCTGCGCTCGCGCTATACATGGCAGGCGAGACAGATCCAAAGACATTGGCAATGGCTGGGGCAGCCGCTGTCGCTCCGGTGATCTTGCGCTGGCTCAATCCAAAGGATCAAGCTTTCGGGTTATTGGGGAAGTGACTCGGAAGGTACTGACGGCAGCTCTAGGGTTTTCGCTTTCGCTAGGGCTGTCGTCATGTGCTTATCAGGGATGGACACGCTATGAGTGCCAAGAATTTGAGAATTGGGAAAAGCCTGAGTGTAATCCGCCGCAATGTAAGGCTACGGGAATCTGCACTGAGGACATATTCGGAGAGGATCCGCGTGCCATCACATCAACGCAGATTGACCAATGAGCAGCTCAAAGCTCGACTCATCGTATTCATTGGCGTCTGTCTAGCTCTCACATTTGCATTTTCGGTCGCTGGGATGCTGTACGCGCTGATCTTTGTGACCCAACCGCTAGGCGATCAAGCTCCCAATGATCGAGCATTTATCGAGCTACTTTCGACGCTGACGATTTTCTTGACTGGCGCATTGGGATCAGTGCTGGCATCAAATGGATTGAAAGACAAGCCAAAATCGCCCGAGGACACGCCGAAAACCACACAGGATTCTTGACCTTGTCAGCGATCTGCCACATGCTTATCGCAGGGAGCAAATTGCTACCCTAGATCGGGAGCATCATGGCAATTGAACAAATCATTGGCTTTGCTGTATTGGCACAGCTGACAATCGGGACGATCCTTTATTCAATGGGATACAGGGACGGCAAATCGGTCGGATACATGCGCGGCCGTGCTGTGCAGATGGCAGCAATGAAAACAAAGGCGGTCAAATAATGGCCGGATTCTTGGATGGATATGAGGATGTGGCTGCACGCATTAAAAGACTGCACACCACATTCCCGTCGAATCGAGTCGAGACATCGATCATCGATTTCAATGCACAAGCTGGATACATCTTGGTGGAATGCCGGATCTTTCGTGAATATGAGGATGAAAAACCATCGGCCATCGACTACGCATTTGGACGGGTTGAATCTTACAATCCCAGCATGAAGCGGTGGTTCGTCGAGGACACTGTCACAAGTGCCATCGGACGCTGTGCAGGGTTATTGCTTGGATCTGAGACAAGACCAACAAAGCAAAATATGGAGCAAGTAGAGACGCTACCAAAGGCATTTGTGGACAAGATCGAGGATGATCCTTGGTCAAAGCCATTTGCTGAGGATGGATTTGCTACAGCTGCAACAGGCATCGCTGAGATTGTCAATCAGCTTGGTGGTGAGCTTATTCAAGAGGCTCCACAGTGCAAGCATGGCCATCGCCTACTGAAAGAAGGCACAAGCCCAAAGACAGGCAAGGCTTATCGAGGACATGTCTGCCCAGAAAAGGTCAAGGCCAATCAATGTCTGCCGATTTGGTACACACTTGGATCAGATGGAAATTGGAAAGTGCAAGAATGATGGCCGACATGGAGATGATCAAGATCGCCACTGGCGAGCGCACACGATTCATGAGAGATGGCTCAGTGGTCAAAGATCAAGTGGATCCGCCAAAGATTGAATGGTGCGATCGATGCGAGATGTTCAAGCGATTTGATGGCGGTCGATATGACACAGTCATGGGATCGCCGGAGCTGTGGTACTGCGAGCTGTGCAAATGAAAATGAAAGTGTCTTTCGATGACATGATGGAATCAATTGAAATCGCTTTGCTACGCATTCGAGAGATCAATGGTCGTCCGGATCATTCATCGAGGTACGACAAGAATCTGTCATTTCATGAATATGTCTGCCAATTGGCTGAATCGATCTGCGCTGAAATTGTGGTCGCTCGTTACTTTGGAAACAAAGATTTCAAGCCGACAGTGAACACATTCAAGACACAAGCTGATGTCGGATCGAGGATCGAAGTCAAATGGACAAAGTACGA